GGAGGGCGAGATAACAACATTCAGTCCATCACCATGAATGACCCGTCCTTATGGCGAATTACCATTGTTAGCTATTCGGACGCTACAAACGTTATCCATACCACCACGATAGATAGTGCGGGATTCAAGCAGCAGCAGATAGACTCTGTGGCAATTGGAAATCCGGCCGGTGGACAAACAATGAGGATGTTCCGGAGAGGCACGTCTTACTCGTCGGGCGCATACTCAATGCATGCGGTATCACGTGATTACCTGGAGCCAGAAGACGCCTTATTACTTGCTGATGACGTATACGGGCTAACTCTTAAGTCAAATGCCCCGCAGCAGACAGCAACAACTCATTCCTACGATAATGAGACTAGCTCTCTACTACAGTCATCTCTTTCGCAAAACTACGAATCTGATCTGACAATAAGCTCACAAGGTACGTTATCTTCAAGCGCTTCAGTTATGGCTGTAGGTGGTGTCGTTGCATCATCGGCATTAACTATATCCTCATCTCTGGACCTACTGGTCAACAGATCATATGAGCTCTCTACATCTTCATCTCTGACAGGATCAATAAGCACAAGCGCCAGTATTGTTAATGAGTATGACCTAGCAACATCTGCTGATATAAATGCACTTGTCAATCAAAGCCTAATATCATACACAGACTTATCCACAGACTCTGTTGTTGTTGGAGAGGTGGAGATAGAGCCGGCTGGAATAAATACTGAGGCCAGCGTGAGCTCTAATGTAAGTATGTCATCGACTTACGGAATATCGGTGTCTAGTCAACTATCTTTAGCATCAAACTTTATCGGCGACGAGGAAGAGCCAAGCATTAAGTCTTTTTCTGTATCGTGCTCGGTATCATCATCACACCCCATTTCACTCGCAGTGGAAAGCCAGAAGACATTCACGATCTAGGTCGGTCTTATTGCAGAATGTAAAGCGTTAGTGTTACCATGATTTCACAAATACGGTAACTTTACGGGGTGGAATATGCTGTTATCTGGATTAATATTATTAATGGGCGTATGCGTGTATAAGATCATTACCAGTAAGTACAAGAAAGCATTGGGCGGGAATTAATAATGACTGACTCAAAACCTAAAGAAACAGCAAAGGGTTACGAGGGGCACGCTAATAATAAGTGGTGGCTAGAGAGATCAACCCACGGTAGAAAGCCTTTATTTAAAAATCCAGAAGACCTAGAGGACGCATGTAACCAATACTTCGAGTGGGCAGATAAGCATCCTTTATGGGAAAACAAGGTTGCCCAATATCAGGGTACCGTTATCGATATGCCTGTTGCCAAAATGCGTGCCATGACAATTAGTGGCATGTGTTTATACATTGGGATGTCTACTGATACTTGGAAGAACTACAAAAAAAGAGATGGTTTTTTAGAAGTCACGCAAACAGCTGAGCAGGTTATATACGATCAGAAGTTTGCAGGGGCATCGGCTGACCTTCTTAATGCTAATATCATTGCTCGTGATCTGGGGCTTGCCGATAAGACGGACCACCAAAGCTCAGACGGATCAATGAGCCCTAGGTCGTTCAACGACTTCTACAGCAAGCAGGACGGCAATGACAGCGAGTCTTAATCCTGCCCTTAAGGATTTTTGGCAAACAAAGTCAGATGTAAAGATACTCAAGGGGGGTCGCGCTTCATCTAAGACATGGGACGCCGCCGGATTTGCTATCTTTCTCGCCTCTCAGTACACAGTTAAGTTCCTGTGTATGCGTCAGTTCCAAAACAAAATACAAGAGTCGGTCTATGCAATCCTAGTTATTCAGATTGATAGGTTTGGCTTGCGTGATGAGTTCGACATCCTTAAGACGGTTATACGTCATCGGGGAACTGGGTCGGAATTTCTCTTCTACGGTATTCATCGAAATATTGCTGAGATCAAGGGCTTTGAGGGTGCTGATATTGGATGGATTGAAGAGGGTGAAGGCCTGACCAAGGAGCAGTGGTCAATCATTGAGCCTACGCTTCGTAAGGAAGGTGCCGAGGCTTGGATACTGTACAACCCTCGCTTGGTATCTGATTTCGTTGAGATGTTCCAGAGTAGCAATGATGAGGGCGTATTGGTTCGCCAGATCAACTACGACGAGAACCCATTTCTGTCATCTACCATGATGCGAAAGATTAATAGGCTCAAAGCATCTGATCCTGATGAGTACGAGCACATCTATTTAGGCATTCCAAAGACTGATGATGATGATGTGGTTATCAAAAGATCGTGGATACAGGCCGCTATTGATGCCCATATTAAGCTTGGTATAGAGCCGCTTGGTGAAAAGCGTATAGGCTTCGATGTTGCCGATAGCGGTAGTGACTTGTGCGCTCAGATTTACGCTCACGGCATTGTTGCGCTATGGGGTGAGCACTGGAAGGGCAGAGAGGATGAGCTGCTCAAGAGCTGTACTCGGGTCTATTCCAAGGCTATCGAGTATGGCGCATCGGTTAATTACGACTCTATTGGTGTGGGCGCCTCTGCGGGTGCAAAGTTCCAAGACCTTAACGAGGCCCGATCAGAAGAGGGGATGGATGGAAAGGTCAATTATTCGAAGTTTGTGGCCGGTGCCAAAGTGGTTAACCCTGATGCAAATTACATTGAAACCGATGATGAGAAGGTTACCAATGCCGACTTCTTTGCCAACCTAAAGGCCCAGGCGTGGTGGTTGGTCGCCGATAGGTTCAGAAACACTTATAATGCGGTCATGAATGGTGAGCAGTTCGAGGAAGATCAGCTAATAAGCATTAGCTCTGATATGCCTAACCTTGCAAATCTGGTTACCGAGCTATCAACGCCTTACCGTAAGTTTGACAATGCAGGACGGGTTAAGGTTGAATCAAAAGACGACCTCAAGAAAAGAGAGGTTGACTCACCCAATGATGCGGACGCCTTTATAATGGCTTATGCCCCACAAGAGAAAAAACCAAAAGGGTTCTTCGATGTTTTCTAAGCTGAAAGACATGTTTAAAGGAAAGCCAGAGGAGAAGCCTGTAGAGGCAGAAGAATCCGATGCCTTGTCTTATTTCTCAACTCACAAGATGCTTGATGTTCAGGCCATGGCTAAATTGAGAGAGAATCCTTTCTTGGTGACCCCCGATCAAATGCAGGTGGTTAGCGCTGAGGGTGTCGCAATGGATGGTGCCACAGGTGTGGGCGGCACTGCTAAGCAGGCGTTTACTCTTGGCCAGCAAAGAATCCCAGAGCAGCTGTTCAACTGGTACCTGATGCAGTCATTCATTGGCTATCAGGCATGCGCACTCATCTCTCAGCAATGGCTTATTGATCGCTCATGCTCAATGAAGGGTTCAGATGCGGTGCGTAACGGGTACAAGGTCGCTCTTGATAATGGCGAAGAGGCCGATGCTGAGCTGATAAAATACATTGAAAAGCGTGACCGCAAGTTCAAGGTTAAGCACAACCTACGGCAAGCAGACAAGTTCAAGAATGTGTTTGGCATTCGTCACGTGCTATTTCTCTATGACGGCGTTGATTACGAGAAGCCGTTTAACCCTGACGGTATTAAGCCAGGCTCTTACCGTGGCATGTCGCAGATAGATCCGTATTGGGTGACCCAGCTGTTAACAACCGCGGGCGTTGAAGACCCGGAAGACCCCATGTTCTATGAGCCTGAGTTCTGGGTAATTAGTGGCAAGAAGATACACCACACTCATTTTGCCATTCTGTACGGTCCAGAGGTCTCAGACATCCTCAAGCCTAGCTATCAGTATGGCGGAATCCCGTTGACTCAGCGAATCATGGAGCGCGTTTACGCAGCAGAGAGGACTGCTAACGAAGCGCCTCAGCTTGCCATGACTAAGCGTATGAATGTTCGCAAGATGGACTTGGAGAAGGCTGTAGCTAATCAGGCTAAGTTTGAAGATTCTCTAAACGTGATGGCTAGGTATCGGGACAATTACGGCATCTATGCGATTGGCCAGGAAGAGGACTACCAGCAGCTAGAGACTGCTTTAACCGATCTAGACGTCACAATCATGACTCAATACCAAATTGTTGCGGGCATCACCGGAATTCCGGCTACTAAGCTAATGGGGACTAGCCCCAAGGGGTTTGCGGCAACCGGCGACTATGAGATGGACGCTTATCACGAAGAGCTTGAGAGCATTCAAGAGAACGACTTATCTCCTATAGTGCAAAGGCACCACCTGTGCTTACTTCATTCTGAGCTGATACCTAAGTTTGGGCTTAGCGACAAAGACGAGATAGACCACGTATGGAATCCGCTCTCTGTTATGAGTGAGGATGAGCTGGCGACCATGCAGATGAATAAATCTACAACCGCTAAAAACTACATTGATATTGGTGCCCTAGACGCTTATGACGTTCGTGACGCTATTGCGAAGGACGAAAACTCAGGGTTTACAGGTATAGAAACTATCGGGCGTCCAGAAGATCCTGATATGGATTCTGACAGCGTGGATGTAGAAGAGGAAAAGGGCGACAATGCCTCGCAAGCTGATAACCAAGCGTAAGCAGGATTGGATAGGCGAAAGGGATGTGGCCATAACCGGCACGCCCTTGCGCCAAAGTATATCCAGCCAAGACCGATACGCTAGACGACTTGAAAAGCTCACCATGCAAATGTCTGGTGACGTATCGCGTCAGGTTAAAATTCTATTTAGCTCTGATGATGCTAAAAAGTTTTATGCACAGGATGCCAGTCTATCGAGCCAAGCGCGTGTATTGATGAACTCTTTGTCGCTAAAATACGCCAAGCTGTTTGCAAGAATGGCCAAGCCATATGCAAAAGATATGGTGAAAGACGCCGAAAAAGAGAGTAAAACTTCACTTCATAGCAGTTTAGAGAAGTTATCTGGCGGATTATCGATAAAAACGGATATTCTCACCGGTCAACTATCTGATATAGTAAAGGCAACTATTGACCAGAATGTTGATCTGATAAAGTCAATCCCTGATGAGTACTTGAACAATGTCAGGGGTGCGGTTATGAGGTCGATTGCCCAGCCTGAGGCGGGCGGCATCAAGGGGTTAACGGAAAGCATTGATGAGATGCTCGATTTGCGCAATAAGCAGATCAGGAACAAAGCAAAGAATGTGGCGCTAGACCAAACACGCAAGGCGTATAACAATATCAACGCCGGCAGGATGCGAGCGGTTGGCGTAGAAAAGTTTAGGTGGCGTCACTCGGGTGGCGGACAAAAGCCAAGAGAGCTTCACCGAGATAAGCTGAACGGCAATATTTACTCATTTAATGATCTTCCGATTATTGATGAGCGTACGGGGGAGAGGGGCATACCTGGGCAGGCCATTAACTGTCGGTGTGTTATGATCCCTGTCATTGAGTTTGATGATGGATCAATTGTTTAGGGGAAAGCATGGCTACGGCCAGACAGTTAGATACTAACAATTGGGTTGAGGTAAAAGACAACCCTTTATCAAAAGTCGGCATTTTTGACTATCTCGGTTCAGAGATCGGTGCGCCCGACCCTCTACGAATTTACAAAGTCTATCGTCCTGCTGAAGAGCTTGGCGCTAAAGACTGTATCGATTCCTTTAAATTACTTCCTTGGGTAGATGATCACACGATGCTTGGCGATGCCGGAACACCGGCAGAGCGCAAGGGTATTGAAGGTGTGATAGGTGAGGACGTTTACTTTAAGGACGGATACCTCAAGGGTAATCTAAAATTGTTCTCAAGCAGTCATACCGAAAAGGTTAATGACGGCAAGAAAGAATTATCAGCGGGCTACAAATGTCGCTATGAATTTACTGAGGGTGTTTCTGAGGATGGTCAGCGTTATGACGCCATCCAACGAGATATCCGCGGTAATCACTTGGCCTCGGTTGATCAGGGCCGCATGGGTAAAGAGG